GATTCGGTGATTGACCAGTACGCCCGTGAAGGGTTCCAGCGCATTTATGCGTTGGAGCGCAAGTGGCCGTATTTGGAGGAAACTTATACTTTTAACACGGTTGCTAATCAGCGTGAGTATGACATTGCCACGATTGGTGACATTCGTGAAATCATTTCGATTGTGGACACTAGCGCTTCTGGTGAGCGGTTCACTTTGATTTCTAACGCTGAAGCGGAGGAGATTTGGTTGGGCAACACGGATACTCCGAGTCGCCCGTATTTCTTTTCGTTTTGGGATAAGAAGATTTATCTGTGGCCAAAACCAGACAGCGTGTATCCGATTACTGTGCGTGCGTACCGTAATCCTACTTACACTTGGTTGACGAATACTGCGTTGACTATTGACATGGACGAGTGGTTCCATCAGATTTTGCCTTACTTTATTCTTGGTCGTGCATACCAGCGTCAAGAGGACGCTGAGTTGTCGGCAATGCACATGCGTTCGTTTGAGGAAGGTGTTGCGTTTGCTCGAAGGGATTTGATGCGTGGTTCGTCGGCTCAACCAGTGGTGATGTCTGGTGGACGCAGGTATCCGACGATGAGGCGTTGGTTGCAGACTCTTGGTGGGACGCTTGGGCAATGAGTAGGATTTACACTGAACGGTTTGATGACTTTACTGGCGGTTTGAATCTTCGTGCTGACCAGTTTCAGTTGGCACGAAATGAGTCACCTGACATGTTGAATGTTGAGGTTGACCCTCGTGGTGGTTTGTTTACTCGGGGTGCAATGAGGGAAATCAACTCTACGGCTATTGGTGTGACTTGGACGCCGAACAGATTGTATCCGTTGAATGGTGAGAACGCTAGATTGATGCTGAGTACTGCTACTCGTGTGCTGCATTCTTCTGGTAGTAATTTTTCTGTGCTTGAGTATTCTGCTGGTAATCCCGTTGCGCCTTCTTCGGCGCACGGGTCTTGCATGGCTCAGTGGGGTCCACGCATGTACATGACTACGGGCACATCAGGAAATGGTGGGTATCGTTGGTTGCCTACCGATACGTATGCCGAGGCTTTGACTGCTAGTGGAACGAATCCGAATGCTTGGCAGGCAACCCCTGATGTTTCTGCGCACAAGATGCCAACCGCAGAACACATTTGTGTTCATGCGAACAAGATGTTTGCTGCTCACCTTACAGAAAATGGTGTTCATTATCCGAATAGGGTTCGCTGGTCGCTTGAGGCAATACCAGACAACTGGGCTGAGGATGATTACATTGATTTTGAGGGTGGCAGTGATGGCATAACGGCGATTGTTTCTGTTGCTGGTCAGTTGGTTGTGTTTAAGACAAACAGAATGTTTGTTGTTTACGGTTATGATTCGAATGATTTTCAGGTTGTTGAGGTTTCTACGCAACTTGGTGCAATTTCACACGAGCACATTGCGTCTGGTCCGACTGGTGTGTATTTCTTTTCTCACCCACAGGGTTTGTATTACTACAACGGTTCTCAGGTTCTTGATTTGTTTGAGCGGTTGAAGTCGATGTATCCACTCGGATACATCAATTCTGCTGAGGATGAAGAAATTTTTCTTTCGTATGTGAATAAGCGTGTGTGGCTGTCGATGCCGTTTTCTCGTGTGACTTCTGTTGATTATCCTTCTGTTTGTTTTGTGTATGACCCGACAATTGGTGAGGGTGGTGCTTGGGTGGCGCATTCCATCGCAGATGGAAAAGCGCCGATTGGTGGATGTGACTGGATTGATTCAACTGGCGTGACACGGCACCTGATGTGCCATCCGTCAATTCCTCGGGTACTTGAAGTTGACATGTATGAATACGAGAAGGATTTGTTGGCTGGTGTGGAGACTGGGTTTGCGAGTTACTACAGGACTGGTTGGGTTGACGGTCGCAACTATTCCAGTAAGAAGATGTTCCGCCGTCCTGACATGGTTGTAAAGCAGGTTGATACCACAAGGAATCTGAATGTGAAAGTGTTTCACAACTATGAGGAGGCTGTTGGGAACGAGAGAAAGAATTTTAACATCGAGTTGCCTGCTTCGTCTGGTGGAATGTTGTGGGGTTCTGGAACTTGGGGTTCTGACATTTGGGGTTACGACTCTGAGGGTGCACAGGTTTTGAAAGGAAACAATCTTGGTTTTGCGAGGTCTGTCCAGTTGTTGTTGACTGGCCCTAATGGTTTGTCTTGGGGCATTGACAGTATCTCGTACAAGTACAACGTGAGAAAGGTTACTGGCTGATGGCTACCTTGAACATTCCGAACACTTTTGTTGATGCGACTACGGCTGAGGCTAGTGAGGTAAATGCTAACTTCATTGCTGTAAAACAGTTTGCCGAGGGTTTGTCAGATGGCAGCAACATTGATGCGAGTGCTATCACGAGCACAAAGTTGGCTACTTCTGCTGTGGTGGAGGGAAAGATTGCTTCTGGTGCTGTGACGACTGCAAAGATTGCCGATGGTGCTGTTACTGATGCAAAATTGGCTCCCGGTGCTGGTGGTGGTCCATCGATGAATAACATTTTGGCCAATCAGGTGTTTGGGTGATGCAAGAGATTCGCATCCCCGCCCTGACCACTTTGACGACAGCAGATGCTACTGCTGTGCGTGCAATTGTGGCTGCGTTGGTTATGGAGATTGAGTCGTTGAAGCGGGATGTCGAGTCCCTGAAGAGGACTCGTGAAGATGTTTATGTGAATCGGATGATGACGATGAGAAGAAGGGGTGCGTAATGTCGGTGTTTGACCCGAGCGTTTACGAGGCACGTCGCCGGGGTTTGCAACAGAACTATGCTGCCGAGGGTGCGATGAACGCATACCAGCAGTTCATTTCGCAGCAGCGTGGTCGGCGTGGTGTCGCTGACCTTGTGCGTGAATACGAGAAGGCTGCGCCTCAGGTGGTGTCTTCGTATGGTCGTCGTGGTTTGTCTGGCCCTAATGTTCGTTCTGGTGTGCTGAATCGTGCGTTGCGTGAATTCGCTCAACAGCGAATTCGTCAGCAGTCGGACATGGAGCGTCAGTTGGCTGAGTCTGCTATGGGGTATGACTTGTCGGAGCGTCGCCGTCAGGAGATGTTTCAGTCTGCGTTGCAGGATTTGGAGTCGGAAAAGGCTAAGGAAATAGCGGAGAGTGCCAGAAGTATTCTGGCTTATAGGGCGGGAGCGTAGCGATGGTTGAGACTAATAGAGGGTTCAAGGTTTATCCGGGTACTACACCGAAACTTGTTTATGATGTAAAGCCGAATGCTCCTTGGAACATTGGTGGAACGATAGGTGGTGAGGCGTTTGCCCAGACGCCTCAGGAACGGTTTGTTGAGCAATACCAAAGTGGGATGGGTGGAAAATCAATTTATTTCGGTGGCATGACTCCGTCTCAGCGCAGAGAACTTGGTTATGGTGATGCGTACGAAGTTGATGCGCAAAAACTCTATGACGAGTTTGTTGCTGCTGGCGGTTTTAATGTTCCTAAGATTCCGGGTCTCGGTGGCTCTGGTATGTCTTCGGCGGATGCGTTGGCTTTGCAGAAGTATCGTGATGAGCGTGCCGACCGTGCCGCCCAGCAGCGTGCACTGCAACAGTACCTTGCCAGTGGTCGTCTCGGTGGCATGAGTGCCGCCGAGGAAGCAGATGCGCAAGCACAGTATCAGCAGGCTTTGGCAAACATTGCCGCTGGTTATGGTGCGGCTGAGCAGTTGACTGGCGAAGGATACGGCGGCTTGGAGCAGTATCTGCGTGAGAATCAGGTGAACCCGTATGCGGGTATGACTGTGAATGCTGGGTTGGTGACGAATCCGATGGAGCAGTTCTTGCAGGCGTATGGTGCATCCAGTCCTGATGTGCTGGCGGCTGTTGAGGCTGAGCAGTTGGCTCGCACCAGTGGTGCTGGTGCGTTCCAGAATTTGATTGATGTGTTGTCTGGTGCTGCTGGGCAAGCACAAACGTCCCGTGAGTCTGAGGCGAGAATGGCTCGGACGGTGGCTGAGCAGTTGTTGGGTCAGCAGAGGGCTGGGTTTGAGTCTCAGGCTGCTTCGGCTCGTCAGGCTGCGTTGGCTCAGATTGCTCAGCGTCAGGCTGACCGTGAGTACGCTATTGAGAAGGCGTTGTTGGAGTTGGGTGTCATGCCAAGTGGTACTGAGGATGGTGGTGGAGAAGAGTCCTCTGGTGCTTCCGAAACTACTAGGGGTAGGCAGGAGATTGCGGCTTCTGCGCCGAACCTTAAGGCTGCTGCCCGTGAGTTTGCGCCCAAGTACATGGAGAAGAACCCAAATGCTACGCCTGCTCAGATTCGTAAGGCGTTTCCGAAGTTGGCGGCTGATTTTGATGCCGCTAAGAAGAAGTAACGGAAGGGTTATTTAGTATGTCAACTCCTTTTGAGCAGTTGCTGGCCTTGTTGGCAAGCCGTGGGGGCACGGACTTGTCCAGCGCCCTTGCGGACCCGTATTTGTCGTACATTGCTGGGTCTTATCAGCCTGAGCCGATGAAGTCTGAGGGTGACATTTATGCGGAGTTCGCCCCAACCTTAATGTCTATTGCCAACACTGAGCCTCCGGGTTCGTGGCGGCAGGTTGCCGCCTCCTCGATTGCATCAGGTGTACCTGCTTACAGGGTGAAAGAAGATGTGCTTCGTATTGCGTCGGAGAATCCAGACGCTTTGGGTTTAACTACTTCGGATGAGGCCACCAAGTTTGTTGATGAGTTGGCCTCAGAGAATCAGCGTGCACAGAACGAGTTGACGAAGCAGGCTGAGCGTCAGGACCCGTTCCAGAAGGCTGGATACCCGGGTGCGACTCAAGTGTATTCACCATCTGATGTGGTGAACATGAACCCTGATTTGTTTTCTTCGATTATTGGCAGGAAAACTCCTAGCGAGTTGCAGACTAGGTTGGATGCTATTCGTGAGTATGGGAATAGAACTATTACTAGGGAGCAGAAGCCAATGGCCGAAGTGCAGCAAGGATTGGAACGTCCTCAGGGCGAACTTTCTGCATTTCTTTACGGTGGAAGTCCAGATTCAAAGATACGTGGCACCGCAGCAAATGTTTATTATGACCCATCGCAAGACAGGGCAACGACATTGACTGACGCCTTCAAGAAGGCTGGTTATCGTGGTGGCAAAACGTATCTTGGTGGTTTGATTGTTGAGAAACCAATTAGTTATCTTCAGGGTTTGGCTTCTGGTTTGGCTGACATTCCTTGGACAATTGGTGAAGACATTGTTGACGATTTTGGCACTGGACAGTATGGCGCTACTCGTGAAAAACGCATCCTTGAGCGTGAAGCGCAGAAGCGAACAAAGACCGACGCCGAGGGTAAGCCTAAAAGGGTTTTGTCCAAGTCTGCAACCGAGGCTTTGCGAAGGAATGCTTCCGAGGCTGCAAAGTTGGTTTCACGGATGAAAGGTGGTGAGGAATACAATCAGCGTGTTGCTGCTGCTTTGGCGGAAAAGATTTCTCAAGGAATGCAGGAGTACGGCAGAACACCTTTGTCGGATGCTCTTCTTCGCTCTGCAATTGTTGCCCGTCAACTAAGGAAGTAGGTTTTTGAATGGCTGTCGCTAAAGACAACCAGCAGTTGCTGGAGTCGCTCCGCCGTGTCGGAGACACCAGCAGAGGTGTAGCACAGAACTCTAGGTACACGCCGCCAGCAGGCGCACGAAT